ATACTAAAGATTTAACTTTAGATATGTTTTCAGGTGTGGTTTTACACTGCTTAAATAAGCTATAAATGCTGTTTCCTCGCGTATCGCAAGCCCAGCAGTGCCATGGGTTTTTACCTTCTTTATTTTCCGTTAAATTTACCTCTAACTTAGGTTTAACGTGGTGACAAAAAGGACAATGGTAAGCGTAATTGTTTCGAGCTGTAGGTTTGCCGACACTTAAAACCGAATTTACTAATGCTAATAGCAGTTGATTTACCATAACCATCAATATAATATATTGGGTTTAGGAAGACAAAAAATCCTTGGAGAAAAATTTTCCTAAAATATTGTGATTGAACCACTCGTTGGGGTGTTCTAAAACCTCGTACATGAATTGATATTTAACTTCAAAATACGTAAGCAATTTTTTGTTGCCTACCAATTTTAAAATAACTCTTTCAAACTCGTTGTGTTTATCTTCGGATAGTAATTTTTTAATTTCTGGTTCAGATCCGTAATATGTTCTCCAATCTGATTCTTTAGTGACTATTTTAGTAGTAGGTTTTCTACCTGGACCTGTTTGTATAGCTATTTCTTTTTTACCTAGTTTGGTTTTTTTATTGAAATAGAGTACTTTTTTACCAATGTAGGATTTACCTGTAGGGGTGTGGGTTACTTTATATACAAAACCGTATGTGTCTTCTGGAAATTGAGATGTGTTCTCAATTGTACTTTCATTATATAACCAATTCATATTTAATTATTTATCAAAATTTATCAATATTGTAGTATCTGTAGTACGGGAAGTAGGTAATGGTTTAGCTAATTTACCTACTGCTAATAAATTATAGTCCCCATCATATAAACCAACAGTTGTAACATAAGGTGCAAAGAAAGAACCGGTTGCAAAATTGTACAATTGTCCTTCACTTCCTGAGATTATACTTGGGTTATTAGAATAGTTAAATTCATCTGCTCCAATAGTACATTTATATTGGGTTTCATATAAAGTGTATGAACTTGAAAAAGAACAAACTACGTCTGAACCTGTTATAAACGCTAGTATAAAATCCGTGTGTAATGAAGGCATTATTTAATATATTTGTTATAAATATGCAATATCTTTATAATAGTATATAATCTTTTAAATTTAAAATTCTAGGTAAAAAAAGAATTAACATAAACATTTCCAGGTAGTGTTTTATAAAGTGGTTTAAACTTGCTAATTAAATAAGGTAAGCTAAGTTGATCTTGAACTGAGTATAGACAATTATGATAAAACCATTCTTTCATAAGATTATAATTTTTATCAATTACTAAGTCTTTAGAATAAATAAATATCCCACATTCAAATAATTTATTATCAATAAACTTAGAATCAGCGTTATAGGCATTTACTTGTTCTTTCATATTTTCACCTTGATAACGATCAATTAAATATTGATTTCCGTCTTTTATTAAACTTTCAACAAAAAGATATTCACTATTAACACTATTTCTTTGAGAATGATTAAAAAAACATGCATCCACATCTTGACACTCTTTTACTATTTTATCAATACAATCTGGGGAGGTAATATTGAAACTAGAGTCAATCCATATATAATAATCATATCCAGGATATAGTTCCCAAGAAAGCATTTTGGGCAATTTTCCCCTAAGTCGGGGGTGCATAGCTTTAATTCTTTCAGATTCTACAGTGCTGTCTATACGGTTAAATGTGATATTAAAAGTATTTGATTGTTGCTTAACCCAGAATGAGTTTAATCTAGAACCAAATGAAGCAGTAGTAACTAGAACAGTTTTATTCACTATTAGTATATTGTTTTAGTAATAATTGATAGTCTAAATTCCATTTAGGTAAAAGTGTTATAACTCCTGTAGGAATAAGACCCTGACTACGTAAATTCTCTATATGTTCTGAGTGTCTTATAAGAATATTAGGTTTGGTTTCATCATCATTACCTTGACCACTCATGTGATAACTTCTACCACCCCACATATAAAACCAAGAAACATCACAATCTGGAGGAGAAGCTAATACTATATTATTAGATTGGGATTTTATTTTTAAGACAAATGTCATATCATATCCGGCGTTTTCTAAAGCATGACCCCCAATTTTTTTCCAAATATTTTTAGAATAAACAATACCAGAATTACCTAAACCTGTTATTGCTGATATCTTTTTATCATTAAATAATACACCTTTTTCCCAATGAAGAAGATCGGTATTAGATAAAAAATATTTAGCAATATTATAAAGATGATTGGGCATGGCTATATCATCATCATCCCATACAGCAATTATATCTCCTTGACAAAGATTAACTGCAAAATTTTCTTTAGCACCAATAGTATCAAAAGTTTTAGGGATATTGTAAATAAAAACTTCAGGATGATCATATACTAAGGTTTGTTCGGGATAATCATTAACAATTATAAGTTCTTTTTTTCCTAAATAATCTTGTTTTAAAAAAGATTCTATAGATTCTTCTAATGTATCTACTCTTCCGTAAGTAATACACTTAGCACTAATAAAAGGATAGTTATTTTCCATAAAATATAGATTACTTATTATTGTAAAATTAAAAAATATAATTTTTTAGAGTAATACTGTTTTTTCTGCTGTTTTTTGTACCCAATCCCAATAATACCAATTAGCGGTATTTTTATTAGGTTCGGGGGATGAGTTGTAAGGTAATTGATATATATATTGGGCTTTATAAAATAAACCTGAGTTGCTATTTGTAACTCCTGCGTTGTGCATAATATTCATTTTATGGTAATCTGCTTCAGAAGAGGTAGACCAGCTGAAATCAAAATTAGGGTGGGTAATTGTATTTTTACCCATTAACCATCCTTTCCAAAGAACAGCCCACATATCAGAGCACCAGATTTGAAGTTCGTGGTATGAAGGATTTTCTTGTTTTTTGTGATTGTTTAGTTCAGTTATTTCTTTGAACATTTTGTCACATTTTTCCTCTACCCAATTCCAGTATTCGTATGATAAATCTTTCATTAGATATTGAGCTCCAATGCAATTAAGCTCATTATCTTTAATTACTTGTTTATCTATATCCATTATAGAACACATTTGTTCTAGTACATCTTCACCTTTAGATATAATATAATCATGTGAAATATACCATCTTACGTCTGATCCATACCAGTTATCGTCTTGCAGCATTTCATCTGTAATCCAATCTTTGGGTGGTTTGGTAAAGATAATATCGCAATCGTGGTAAAAGATCACATCATCTTGTAGATATGGATGTTGTTGGAAGTGTTGTTTTAGGATATTAGGACGAATAGAGGAAATATAATGATTATTTTCTCTTGTATCGTCATAAAAGAAAAATCTAGCGGGGTAGGCGCTAGCTAATTTTTCCCAATCTTCAGGAATATTTCCATCTATTTTCCAACATACAATATCTATATCGTTAGGGTTTACGCCCATAGATATAAAATTGTTTAACATAACTTCTATTTGCCACGCATAATAGTTGTTGGCGGGTTGTGCGCAAACATAACGTAATTTTTTCATTTAATATAACTTTATTTTTAATGTATTAAGTGTATTCTTCAGTACAAGATAATGTTATAATTGGACTACTTGTTCCACCAAAAGCAAGTGCAGAAGTTTGTGTTCCTGCTCCGGCTAAAGAGGTTCTTGAATTTATTAAAGGACTACCTGAGGACCATGATGTACCATTATATTCTTCGGTATTACCTACACCAGGTGCACCACCAAAAGCAAGTCCAGCATTTTGTGTTCCCGCTCCTGCTAATTGAAATCTTGCGGTTATTAGAGCACCACCTGAGGACCATACTGCACCATCGTATTTTTCGGTACAGGATAAAACAGTAGGTGTAGAACCACCAAAAGCAAGTCCTGCGGTTTGTGTTCCTGCTCCTGATAAACGTTCTCTTGCTTGTATTAAAGCACCACCTGAGGACCATACTGAGCCATTATATTGTTCTGTACAGGATACTTGAACAGTTGTAACATAACCACCAAAAGCAAGTCCAGCATTTTGTATTCCCGCTCCTCCTAAATCAGTTCTTCCGGTTATTAAGGCACCTAACGTAGACCATGCTGCACCGTTATATTCTTCGGTGCAGGATACAGTTGTAGATATTGCACCCCCAAAAGCAAGTCCTGCGTTTTGTGTTCCTGCTCCTCCTAGTAAATGTCTTGATGTTATTAAAGCCCCACCTACAGACCATGATGTACCATCATATGCTTCAGTGCATGATCCTACGGTATTAGGATAACTATTGTATCCACCAAAAGCAAGTCCTGCATTTTGTGTTCCTGCTCCCGCCAATTCAGTTCTTGCTGTTATTAAAGCTCCAGAATTAGACCAAGAACGACCAACTGGAGCAGCTGTAGTGGTTGTAGTTGTTGTAGTAGGGGCAGCTGTAGTAGTACTAGTTGTTGTAGTAGTTGTTGGTGCCGCAGTAGTTGTACTAGTTGTTGTAGTAGTTGGAGCTGCAGTTGTAGTTGTAGAAGTAGTTGATGTAGTTGTAGTAGTTGGAGCACAAGGTATAGTTTGTGTTATTGAATTTGTACAATCTCCAGTTGATGTTACTGTAACTTGAGTTGCTAAATCATCTACACTTACGCTTTTACCCGCTAATAGTTCACTTTCGGTTGCTGTTGATGGTGTTACACTACCAACATTTGCAGTAAGATTAAAGTTAGGTCCTAAATCGATACCTAATCCTGCTCCTAAAGTTAATGTTATACTTCTTGCCATTTTTATTTAATTTATATTCCAGTATCGGTTATTACAATAATACCATGTTCATATATAATATTACCTACATAATTATTACCTAATTTTATTCTACCCTCACCATCATCGTACAAAGTTCCACTTACTGAGCTTTCTATTCTAAATGATCCAGGTTTTATATAATCACCATATAGCTTAGTAGGAATAGATATAACTCCTATACTTTCGGTTGGAAATGTTTTCTGTGGATTTAAAGTGGTAATTTCAAAGTTATCATATAAAGTATTATATGTTTGAGATGAACCAGATGGGGGTGTAATTGTACCATCAGGATTAAAGCTAGCAACTATAGCATTTGATACTTCACCAAAACTACCTGAAAGGTAGTTAGTGTAATATAATTGTTTAGCTGAATTGTATATTGTAACTTGGTATTCTTGGGGTACTTGGCCTGTAAGTGATTTATTAGTTAAGAAATTACCATTAACACCTAGGTATCTATTTATTCCAACATCTGAGTCTGTAAAAAATGGCATATTCTATTCTTTATTTTATTATTGATTTAAGGACAACCACTTTGTCCAGATACTATCTGCATAGAGGCCCTAACGGTTTGTTGTGGTGAAGATGTACCTGCGGCATTGTCCCAAGTCCAGAAACGTCCACCAGATGATGGATCCGTGTATCTTTGATTAGTTAATATTGGGGTAATGGTGGTATCGTATAAAGGATCTCCGGGGTCACATGAATTTAAGGTATAATATAAAGGACCTGCTGTAGTTGTAGTAGTTGTAGTTGGTGATGATGTTGTAGTTGTTGTAGTTGTTGGAGCCTCTGTAGTTGTAGTTGTTGTAGTTGGAGCCTCTGTAGTTGTAGTTGTTGTAGTTGTTGGTGCTGCCGTAATAGTTGTAGTTGTAGTAGTTGTTGGAGCTTCTGTTGTAGTTGTTGTTGTTGGGGCCGCAGTTGTAGTAGTTGTTGTAGTTGGAGCAGCGGTTGTAGTAGTTGTTGTAGGAGCAGCGGTTGTAGTAGTTGTTGTAGGAGCAGCGGTTGTAGTAGTTGTTGTTGGGGCCGCAGTTGTAGTAGTTGTAGTAGTTGTAGTAGTTGTAGTAGTTGTAGTAGTTGTAGTAGTTGGTATAGGAGTTACTGTAATAGTTCCGCCTGTAGAAGCTACCCCACATCCACCTGTTGTAGATGCTATATAATTAAATACTCCTTCTACTGTAGGAGTACCTGAAATAGTAAATGTATTACTAACCCAGTTACCTGTTACTCCTGATGGTAGACCAGATGCTGTAGCACCTGTAGCCCCAGTAGTAGTAAGTACTATTGGGGTCATTGGTGAAGAAACTTGTACACTTCTGTTTTCACCTGCTGTTATTGTGTTATCAGGAGTTACAGTAATAGTTCCAGTAGCATTTATAGCACCACATCCGCCTGTTAAAGGTATGCTGTAGTTGAAAGTACCACTATTAGTTGGGGTGCCACTTATGGTTATGGTATTTGAGGCAAAAGTTGCTGTAACTCCAGATGGCAGATTTGTAGGAGTACCTATACCTGTTGCACCTGTAGTTGTATGAGTAATTGATGGAGAAATTGCAGTGTTAATACACAAAGTTGGGGTAGAAGAAGGTGCTGAAGCTGTATTATTGGGGGTTACATTAATAGTTCCAGTAGCATTTATAGCACCACATCCACCTGTTAAAGGTATACTATAGTTAAATGTGCCACTATTAGTTGGAGTTCCACTAATAGTAATTACATTAGAGGCAAAAATTGCGGTAACGCCATTTGGTAGATTTGTAGGAGTGCCTATACCGGTTGCACCCGTAGTTGTATGAGTAATATTAGTTAAAACCGTGCTAATACACAAAGTTGGTGTAGAAGAAGGTGCAGAGGCTGTGTTATCAGGAGTTACATGAATTGTTCCAGTGGCATTTAAAGGTTCACATCCACCTATTAAAGGAATGATATAATTAAATGTGCCGGATTGAGTTGGAGTACCTGAAATTATAACTTGATTTGCTACTAAGGTGGCCGATACTCCATTTGGTAAGCCTGTAGAAGTTCCTAAACCCGCTACTCCTGTTACTTGATGAATAACTGTTGGAGAAATCGCGGTATTAATACATAAAGTTGGTTGATAAGATGCGGGGTTGACTGTAAAACAATTTAGGGTAATAGGTGTAGGATAAATATATGTTAGGTTATCAGTTACACTTTTAACTACTATATTATAAGTAGCATCACATAAATCTTCATATGTAAATGAAGTTAAAGTAGTAACAGAACTATAAGTAACACCACTATCTATACTGTACTGATAATTTCCACTTCCACCTTCAATATTAATAGTTATAGAACCTGTCCCTTCATATAAAGTGCAAAACCCTACTACACTTGTAAAAGTAATAGGTGTTGCCGAAAAAGTAAATCCCTTATTTACTTCTAAGGGAGATACTATTATATCTTGGGAATTAAATGTTTTAAAAACAGCCATTCATCTTAGAAATCTAACTTTATTCTAACTAGTGCTTCTTTAGTGAAATTCTTTTGAAGTGGTCTTGATAATTTAGCTACGGCAAGTAACTCGTTAGCATCGTTGTATAAACCTACAGTTGTAGGATAAACTTGAGGATTATTAATAAAATATGAATAAATTACTTCACCTGTAGAACCTGAAATAAAGCTAGGGTTGGTTGAATAATTAAATTCTGCATTTCTAGATCTAACAAATACAAAGTCGGATGTAATAGTTTCTTCAGAGTTTAACTCAAATGAGCTACCACTAACTAAAGCCTTATATAATTTTAATACATTTTGTCCGTCTGTATTAGGAGTTAAATTAGTATTTAATCCAAGACCACCAGCAGATCCAGTTGAATTTAATGCTAGACCATTTAATAAAATTATGGAAGTATCGGGAAAGAACAAGCCATAAGATCCGGAAGATGGAGTAAATCCTGTTCCTCCTAAAGTAAAATTATATGGTAAACCATTAGATCCACTTACTACTTGATATGCTCTTTGTGTCCCGTAATAAAGGGGAAGATTACCATTTTGAGAATTATCTGTTAAAGATAAAGTAGTAGAACCACTTGTTAACTTTAAGTTTAAAGAACCGGGTAATAATTTTTCTTTGTATCTTGCTCTAGTTACATTTATTGCATAAAAATAACTACTAGTTACACTACCAAATAAAAATTGAGAATTTTCATCTTCTAATATTAAGCTTCTGTATTGTCCAAAAATAGTAGAGGAAGGAGATACTCCTGGGACTGATGTATTGTAGTATAAAGATCCACTTCCATATCTATTACCATAGGCTATATCAAATTGTACTTCCGCACTTGGGTTAACAGAAGCAGTTTGGTATATAGATAGGTAATAATCTCCTGCAGTTTGGAATTGGGCAGAAGAAGTAAAAAATGATGTTAATTCAGGGCTATTTCCGGACCATACAGTAGATGATACAGCGTCAGCACTTACTAAAAAATCTTCAGGGTCAAATCGTTTAAATCCCATATCTTAATTAAGTTGTAGTTTTGTTGATTGTAACAGGAATTGTAATTCTAGCTCCGCTATCTAATCCTACTACAGTTAAAGTAGTTCGTAATTGAGAATTAGTTCCAAATAATGTATTTACTGTTGTAGCTCTTAAGTTAATTTGAGTTCCTATAACGGTTTTAGATACGTTGGTACCAATAGTGGAAGTTGAATTTTGACTAATAGCAGCTTGAGTATTAATACCCAATCCTTCAAATGAAGACATTAATCTAACATCCGCTATTGTAGCTACATATCCACTAGTTTCAAATGTAGCAACATTATCTAGATAATTGAGAGTTTGTGGAGTAATAGAAAGAGATGCACCTTGTTTTAATGTAATAGCATCATATCCTAAGTTAAGAACCGGTAATTTAGCTGTACCACGTGGTAAAGTAGCTAACTTATATTTCATAATTTGCTGATCATCAGGAAATGCTTCAAGTAAAGGCATTCCTTCAATTGCTTCGCCATAATAAGCAGATCCTGAAGGGTGGGTAGGATTATATAGAGTATAATCTATTTCGTCATCAGAAAGAGCAAATTGTGTAATACGAAAAGAACCATCATTTCGAGCTAGGGCTTCTCTCCCTTTTTTAGTTAATATAGCATCAACTGTAATTACGGTATTATTTAAATATCCCATTTTGTTTAAATATATATTTTGTTATAAATATGTTTATATTATTTTCTTTTCAATAAGATCCTTAAGTACTAGATCAGGATTTTTATTAAATACTTCTACTCGATGTTGGGGTAGCAAAAGTCCAGGTGCAGATGATGGGTTTACGGGTTCAACTCCTACAAATCCATCTGCTCCAGAAAATGCTAATTCACCTTTTCCTGTAGATATTATACCATAAGGCATTTGTTGTTTTAAAATTATAAAATTTTTATTATCTTTATATCTTCTAACAAGAAAAAAATCAAAATTAGATGGAGTAAAATTTGCACTAAAAGGTGGAGATACTGTTACTCTTAATTTTTCATTTATATTTTCACTCTCAAGATCTTTATCTTCCATACCATCAATAAATGTAATTGTATAAGTTAAATCTTCGTTATTTTCAAATCTAATTTCATCTCCTATTTCTAAATACCAAGGATCAACTACTGGGTCAAATTCAATAAAACTAGGTTCTACAGTTAATGGAAAATCTGTATTTCTATCTCCTATGTAAGGAAGTTTGGCTTGATAATAAGGTAAACCATAAGTTTGATTTAAAAGGGAAGATGACATATAAAGCATATCATCAGTAAGTGCATTAGCAAGATTTCCATCAATTGGATATCTTCTCCAAAATGGACCTGTTGCGGAATTAAAAGTAGCATTTTCAGATAAAGGAGAAGATACTGTATACTTAATAATAGGTCTAGTAGTCCCTAGGATAGCAAAATTGGGATTAAAAGTTCTCCTCCATTGGATATCTTGTTCAGGCTTACTATTTGCTCCAAAGTGTAATAAAGTATCTTTAGGTTTTCCAAAACTTTTATCTCCGGGTTGACCCTCTAAAATTCCAGAGTATTCAAAATATACACCCGTTTTTTGTTTTACATTATTAAGTTTAAAACTTATCGTCCAATCATATTTTACCGCAATTGCATTATAACCTTCTACTGGATTACTTGCCCATCCTCCTGCGATTAATGGTAAAGCTTTCATCCTAAGATCTTGGTTTAATACATCTCCCTTAAATATATTTTCTATAATAATTTTTTCTAAATATAAACTATTAGGAGTTAAAACTAAGCCTACTCCTGGGGTTAGTGTCCACTGTGTTCCATAACCTGTAGCTAAAGATTCAATTGTAAGAGAATTTTCTACTTTTTCATTTGGTCCCCCAGGATCAGAAGTTATTTTTAATTTAACACTTTCAATTTCAAATCCTTCGGTAGAATTAATATAATTAGCTTGTGAATCATTAGAAGCTGGGGGTTTAATGTAAGGGTTTAAATTAAATGTAAAACGTTTTGTACCTGTTCTATTTTTTGATTTTCTATAAGATTCAGTATATCCCCCAGTAGAGGCAATCATAGAACCCAGATAAAAAGCAGGCATAGTAGAGGTGGTAAAGGTAAATTCACCTTTAATAAAATAATTATCTGAAAGTGGACTACCTATATTATTAGGGGGTTTAGCATTAGGATCTAAAGGAAATAATATTGAAAAACTAGGATACACACTACTAGTAGGTATAGTAGTAGGAGCTATATTATTTGTAAGAGGAGTTACACTAGTTGCTGTATTCCATATAACATTGGTAGCAGCATAATTAATTGGAAAAAGTGCTGTAGGGTCAGTAGGGGCAGTTTGGGTACCATATATGTTTATTCCTAGTTTTGTAAAAGTTTGAGGAGTTCCATCTGTGTTTAACCCTAAAGCAGAATAAAATTTACTTCCTGATAAAGCTATTTCATTAACATGGTTTAAGCTGGAAATTTGGGTGTATAAAATAGGAGCAGGATAAGCTCCAATTTTAAATACAGAACTAAGACCATTTGTTAATTCTGCTAATTCTTTTCCTTGTTCTATATTTGAAATAGCAGTGTTAACTCTAGTAGGTTCAGCATCATAATCTCTTAATTGAAATGTATCTTTAAAAATAGAAAAGTTTATATCTGATACGTTAGGATCTAGTATGTTTCCTCCTTCATCTATTAAATATTTTACATAATACGCAACTTTATTATTTAATTGAGGATATGGATCTATAATTCTATTAAAATGTGCGATATAGGCATTATTTAATTCAACATTAGGTATTTTACCTAAAGATGGACCTTTTCCTTTATTAATATAAACTGCAGAAGTTTCATCACTATATACTAGTTTATTAAGTGGATCAGATACACCTAAGGGATTATATTCATTAATATTATCTCTAGTTGTAGAACTACCCGCATATCTAGAATTAACAAATCCTAATTGTGTATAGTTAGATTGAGGAACTGCAGCTTTAGTAGCAGTAAAGTTTATTAATTGATCAAAATTAACAGGTATTATTGCATTTACAGAATAGTCAACATCTTGTAACCATTCATTAGTTCTAGGTTCAGTAGCATTATTTAATAATGGATCACAATCTGTGTCTACACTAAATTGTGAATCAATATATGAAAATCCAGTTCCAGCACTTGCAGTATTAGCTGATACTGCTATTGAAGTTTCGGGAGAAGAATCATTTATAATAATAGAATTATATGTTCCTTTATTATTTGCATTACCAATAATATATCTTTCTACTATAGCAGAATTAGTGGCTGTTGGGTATAAAAGAGATCCATTTTTATCTCTAGCCTGAAGCATTGAAAACTCAATCCAATCTGCTTTGTTTATAGCAGAACTAATATTAGATCCAGTTATGGGGGTATTTGATATTTTAATGTATTGTATTTTTTCCCCATTATTCCATAACCAAGCAGATCCACTAGGTGGTATATAAGCATCTGAAATGAAAGTATCTTCAGGTACTCCTGTAATTATCTGAGAGGGGGTAAATGAATCATCTGCATCAAAAATTATGGTATTAAAACCACCTACACTAATATTACTATACGCAGAAGCACTAAAATAAACAAAGGTTTTAGCTGTAGCAGATTGATTAACAATAGTATATTGGAATAAACTCATTTATATTTTGTTATAAATATTAATATTATGGGAATTGAAGACCTACTTGGCCTCCTCGGAATCCAAAAGTTTTATTAGAAGGTGCACCTAAAGTAAATGTAACTACTACATCAGTCCCAAGACCCCCAGATACTATTCCAGTATATATAATACCTAAATTATCTTGTATTTGAAGATTACTATACGCTACAGCAGTGCTAGTACGATTCAATGTAAATGAAATAGTAGTATTTGTTGTTGTACTATTTGTAAAATTAAGTGTAGCAGTAGTAGCAGGGGTATTTAATGGGTTTGGACTCATTGTAAAAGGAGATCCAGAAAGCAATATAGAGGGGGCTGTTCCTAATGTAATAAATAAATTACCTATAGCTACATAAGGGGTACTAGTAAAAGTATGTACGGGAGCAGCTGTAGTTGTAGTTGTGGTTGTAGTGGTTGGAGCAGCTGTTGTAGTTGTTGTAATACTATCACAAACTATAGTTAATCCATTAAAATTACAAAGAGACTCTGATGTCATGATAAAGTTATCATCTGATCCACTATAAAAGGCTAAATTATATACATAAAAATTATTAGGATTAATTTTTAAATATGAAGCACATGGATCATCTTCATTACCTAATCCCCTCTGTAATTTAACATGGGGATCAGATCCACTAAATTCACCATTATAAAATTCACGTTGATCATCTCTATCGTATATTACTGTACCTAATGTAGTAGAGAAGGAATCATCCCAACTTTGAGTAACATTATATATGTTGTCTACAGTTGTTGGGTAAAATTCGATACCATTGAATTGTTCAAGAGTACCGCCAGTTCCACCACTAAATCTATAGATAGAGGAACCACTTATATATTCATATTGGCCTGTATCTCCAGATCCCGTATCGTATCCTCTAGAGAAGGGTTTAACTAGACCTTCAAGCAATTCATTACTTGAGGTAACTTGTGCGGGTCTTACTCTATTTCTTTCTAGTATATGTTGTTTTACTACTATACCCGAAGATAAACTTGTTCTAGCAGGTG